CATCCACCTCGGCGAACACCCCTCCGCCATCTGGCCCGACTGGTGGGACCTGTGAGCGACGACCGCTTCACCGAGCCGGGCCGCCACGTCGCCGCCGACGGGCGGAGCGTGTACCACTGGCCCACTGAGGGACGGTTCGCCACCCTCTGGCGGCGCATCCAAGCGGCCCTACCCGACGACGACGACAAGACCGAAGCAGCAGCCCTCCTCGCCAAGTGGCGAGACGAGAACAGCACCCTCATCGGCTACCAAGAAGACGGCGCCTGGTACGACACCGAACCCGACTGGGACATACCGAGCGGCTGGCTCGACCCGGGGCCGGCGTGAGGCCGGAGCCGGTCCTGGTGGGAGTGTACGGCTCAACCGCCATCCACCTCGCCTACCCGGGCGTGCCGCAGACGTTGTGCTGCCGGGCGTTCAACGGGTCGCACCCGACCCCACAGGGCGTCCGGGCCCGGCTGTGCGTCCGGTGCCAGCGGGCCGAGGCCGCCGGCGTCATCCCCCGGGCCGGCCGTGCCGCCGACCCCTACCGCCCGCTCTAGGCCACAGACCGTAGAAGGCGCCGCGGCTTGGCGCCCAGAAGATGCTGCACGGCCAGGGCGAGGGCGATCACCCGGTCGTCATGCTTCGACGGATCGTGGTCGATCCGGTACACGTTCGGCGACGTCTCCCTAAGCCTCACGTCTGCCATCTCGGCTAGGAGTTCGGCGTCCGGGTAGAGCGCAAGCTGGCGGCCACGGAGCACCCCGTAGAGGCCCATTGCCAGGTGGCCCACGGACGACTCTGAGAAGCGGTACGGCACCATGCGGGACGGGCGCCAGCCGAGGCCCTGGATGATAGACGTGGCCTCGTGAGGGTCGTAGCAGAGGGTCGCCCGGTGGTAGCGCTCCCCGACCTCGGCTAGCCAGGCGCCGACCGACGCCAGGTCCACGGGTGCGTCCGGCCGCCCCTGCCAGGTGCGGATCAGGTCGACGACGATGGTGCCCTCGTCCATGTGGGCGACCACGCAGGCCGTCCGGTCGTGGGTGAGGCCGACGTCGAGGCCGATCACGTAGCGGTGAGCGACGTCGGGCTCGGACGGGCCGGGCAGCCGGACGCACTCCTCGAGCGCACCGGGGGACACAAGGCGGTCCTCGCTCTCCGTCCACTGGTTCATGTGCAGGCGGGCGAAGACGCTGGGGGGGAGTAGTCGCTCCTGTTCGGCCAGTGACTCCGGGTCGATCCACGGCACCGGGCCGGGGACCTCGTGGGCCCGCCACCGCTCGTCGGCTACGGCGTGGTCACGGATGCGCCTCGTCCAGTGCGCCGGGTCGCCAGCGGTGGACATGACCGCCATGCGGCACCCGGCCACCTTCGGCGCGCTGGTGACGATCGCATCCCACACGTCCCGTGCTGTGGCCGTGCTCGGCCACTGGTGGATCTCGTCGATGATGAGTAGGTGCGGCAGGAGCCCGTAGGCCGACGAGGAGTCGGAGGCGAGCGCTCGCATCTCGACCCGTGGATCGAGGAGCGACACTGAGTAGGCACGGGCCGGGCCGTAGTAGGCGGTCCACTCCATGCGGAGGATGTAGCCCCACATCATCCCGATGATCCGTGCCGCCTGTTCCCGGTCGGCGGCGACGGCGTACCCCCTACTGTCGTCCGGCAGCGAGCCCATAGCGACGAGGGCGAAGGCGGCGAGGTCGGACGACTTGGCCCCCCCACGTGGGCGGGACAGGTAGTGGTAGCGGGGTCCGTCGTTGCCGAGGAAGGCGGCGGCATCTGCCCACTGGAAGTCTTCGGCCTGCTCCCCCCACAACCGCCCGTTCGGTTGGAGGAGGCCGGCGAGCTCGTGGATGCCGGGGATGCGCTCCAACCCCTTCGGCACCGTGGTCGTGACGAGTCGGGCCATGCGGGCAGCCTAAGGGCGTAGCATGCGGCCATGACTCCTCAGGTGCGTAGTCCGATCTACAACATCGTGGAACGCCTGCTGTGGACGGCGGTACAGGCGTTCGTCGGCTCCCTCCCGGCAACGCTGGCCCTCACCTCGGATGGCCTGGTCGCCGTCGGCTACGCCGGCCTCAGTGCCGCCATCGCCGCCGTCATCTCGGCCGCTAAGAACCTGACCAGTGAGGCCACGGTTCGGCAGGCCACGATCCGAGCGGCTATGGGTACCACCAACGAGGTGCGTGACTGACCGTGCGCTGGCAGCCCATGGCCCCCGTGGTCACCGCCCAGGCCCCAACCGTGGCCCGCCGCTCCCAGGACCTGTTCATCAGCGAGGCCCCCTGGGGCGGGGTGCCCGGCAGGGGCCCGTACGAGGCCACTGGTGCCATCCGAGACGCCTACGAATCCTGTGTGTGGGTCCACGCCTGCGTGCGGGCCATCGTGGACACTCTGAGTGGCCTGCACTTCGTTGCCGGCACCCGGCTTCATGACCCGACATCACTCCGTCCGCAGTCCACCCTCGCCCGACTGCTCGGCCCGCCGCCGGGCTCGCCGAACCCCGCCCTCACCGCACGGCGGTTGTGGTCGCACGCCGTCGCCTCCTACGTGGTGACCGGCCAGTTTGCCTGGGAGGTACAGGTCGGCCAGGACGGGAGGCCGGCCGGCATCTGGCCGCTGCCCGTCTCGAACGTCACCCCCATCCCCCATGTTCCTCGGCCCGGCGCCACCTCCACCCCTGCATACTTCGACGGGCTCGCCGTGCGCGACGGGGCGAAGGTGCGCCGGCTGGCCAGGAACCGCTCCGTCTACGTGTGGCGCCCCTCGCTCGGCGACGTCCGCAAGCCCGAGTCGGCCCTGTCTGCGGCACGGCTCGACATCGACGTGAGCGTGATGCAGGACCGCTACGACCACGCCTTCCTGAAGAACGACGCTAAGCCGGCCAGTGTCATCGTCCACGAAGCGTTCGCCGAACGGGAAGAGCGGGACCGTTTCCGGGGCCAATTCACCTCCACCTTTGGCGGGGTGGCTAACGCCGGGAAGCCAGTGTTCGTGGAGACGGAGGGGGGTGACGGGGTGGCCGGCGCCCTCGACGTTAAGCCGATCGGGATCAGCCAGAAGGACTCTGACGCCATCGCCCGGTCACGGCAGAAGTCGCTCGCCATCTGCGCCGCTCTCGGCGTGCCGTTCTCCCGGCTCGACGCCTCGTCGAGGACGTTCAGCAACGCCGACGCCGAGGATCGCACCTTCTTTGAGACGAGGATCCTGCCCCTGGTGGCCGAGCTGGAGGACGAGGTGAACGCCCAACTCGCCCCCCTCTGCGGCACCGAGGTCGGATGGTTTGACCTGCGGAACGTCCGGGTCCTACGGGAGTCGCGACGCATCGACCGTGAAGACCTGCCGGCGCTCATCGAGGCCGGCATCATCAGCGTGGCCGAGGCCCGCATTGCCATCGGCCTCGAAGACGAGGCCACCACCCCGAGGAGCATCCGTGCCGTCAGTTGAGACCATCGCCGCCACCCGGGCCCTGGTGCCCATCACTCTCCTCGTCGACGAGGCGGGGCTCGCCACGGACGGCGCCGACTTCGCCGCACGGGTCATGACCTACGGGCAGCCCGACGCTATGGGTTTCGGCTGGGCGGACGGGTGCCTGGACGCCAGCATCGAGGAGCGCCTGCCGGTGCTGACGTGGGCGCACGACTGGGCGGACCCGATCGGCCGGGCGACCTCATGGCGACGTGACGGCGTCGACGTGATCCTGTCGTGGGCGCTCGACGACGTGCCCCGTGCCACCCAGGCCCGCACGCAACTCCGCTCGGGGACGATCACCGACATCAGTGTCGGGCTAACGGCGGCGGACGTGGAGATCACGGAGCGGGAGGACGGCGAGATCGACGTTCTGGTGACGGCCGGGACGGTGGCTGAGTGTGCCCTCACGTTGCGGGGGGCGGTGCCCGGCGCCCGGGTGCTCCCCGAGACGATCACCTTTTCGGCTCAGGGGTGGCGGTCCCTGGCCCGTAGGACCCCCTCAGTGCCCGTTCCTGCCCCGCTGCCACCCCCGGTGGACGATGAGGCCCCGGAGTGGGCTGAGGGGCTGCAGCGAATGCAGGCGGCCATGGCCCGGGCTGGGCGGCCGATCACCCCGAGGCGTTGGCGGTGAGCGGGCACGAGGCCACGGCCGGCGACAACGAGCCCGTGGAGGACGCCTGCGACGCCGTCCTTGAGGATCGGGAAGCCACGCCAGACGAGGACCTGCCGGAGCCGTCGTGAGGGTCCTCTGGCTGCCCGAGGTGCTGCGAGCCGCCGGGCTCCGGGTGGCCGAGGTCGACGGGTGGCGGGACCGGGGCCGGGAAATGAAGGGCATCTCGGGCGTGGTTTGCCACCACACGGCCGGGCCGGCGACCGGGAACGCACCGAGCCTCGGCATCGTCACCCGTGGCCGCCCGGACCTGGCCGGCCCGCTCTCACAGATGGTCCTCGGCCGAGACGGGACTTACTACATCGTGGCCAGCGGAAGGGCGAACCATGCCGGCGGCGGCCGGTGGCGTGACGTCACCGACGGGAACGGTTGCATGCTCGGGATCGAGGCCGAGGCGACGGGGCGGGACGTCTGGCCGAAGGTGCAGTACGACGCCTACGTCCATGGCGTGGCCGCCATCCTGCGGCACCTGAAGCTTGGGCCCGCCATGGCTTGCGGCCACAAGGAGTACGCCACCCCGTCCGGCCGGAAGCCCGACCCGAACTTTGACATGGTGTCTTTCCGTCAAGCCGTGCGAGCCCTACTGGCTGACACTCCGCCACCGCCCCCGCCACCCGTGCCGGACAAGGTGCTACCGGCGCTCTTCCCGCCTCACATCCTCGTGCCGATCGTGGACGCCAAGCAGGCGCCCGAGGGCGGCGTGATGTTGCTAGGGATGGATGGGTCGTTGTACGCCTACGGTGCCGCTCGGTCGATCCGGGGGGCCAATGGGCAGCCGTGGTGGGGCGCTCGTCGGGCCGCTCTCCTGCGGTCAGTCGGGGCGCCTGGGACCGCTCGCCGGTGGGAGATCACCGCCCACACCGGCGAGACGTACCACCTGCCCTAACCCACTTCCACGAGCCGGCGGAGCACGTCTACCGGGTCCACGGCTGCCCAGTACGCCCACGCCGCCGCCCCGCCGGC